CATAACGCCATCGACAGCAGAGATAGTTTGTTCAGCATCCCAGCCTGCCATAACCATGTATTCCATGGCTTCGCCGGCTTGAGTGGCGGTAAACAGCGTTGATTCGCCCATCTCACGGGCTTTATTCTTCAGATCCTCGAAAGATTGGCCTGTTGCGCCGGAGATGGCCTTGACCCGTGACATTTGCGCTTCAAACTCGCCAGATACCTGCACAGCGGCAGTTCCCAGGGCGAGAATAGGCGCGGTGACGTATGTCGTCATTTTCTTGCCGACATCTTCCATTGCAGACCCGATTTTCTGCATGGTGTCGCCGACTGCTCCCATTTTAGCCAGGGCAGTGGAGCTTCGCGCTGCCTCTTCCTGCATGCGACGGAGTTCTTCTTCCGTCTCGATAATCTCCCGCTGGATGGCATTCATCTGTTCCGGCGAGATGGGATTCCCAAACTCGTCGGTTGTTTGCTTGGCCTGTTCCTTCAGGGCTTTCAGGTTGTCTTCAGTTTCTTTTATCTCGGATTGAAGACTATCGTATTTTTCCTTGGCGATCTTGCCCTCATTCATAACGCGCTCGGTTTCAGTGGACTGATCTTTCAAGGTCGATAGTTTGTTCTCGGTATCAGATATCTCAGCCTGAAGCTGATCATACTTCTCTTTCGAGATTTTACCCTCTGCAAGCTGCTTGTCCGCATCGACGGACTGTGCTTTCAGGTCTTTCAGATGGTCTTCCGTATTCTGGATATCCTTCTGAATTTTGGTATGCTTTTGCTTGGCCTTTGTACCTGCAGATATAGCCTTATCGCAAGCGTCAGATGTCTCTTTCAGCTTTTTCAGCTTATCAGATGTGGCGTCTATCTGCTCTTTGATGGGATCATACTTAGCCTTCCAGGCATCGTAATTCCCGGCGGTCTTGGCGGCTTCAGCACTGGCCTCTTTCAGAGCAGACAGCTTATCTTTGGTCGCGGCAATGGATTGCCCGAGGGCATCCTGCTTTTGACGCAGAAGTTCAACATTTTTCGGGTCGAGCTTCAGAAGTTTTTCCACGTCTTTTAGCTCTTTTTGAGTGTTCGAGATTGTGGAATTGACACTCTTTAGCGAAGCCTCAAGACCTGTGGTATCGCCTTTAATCTCTACGGTGATGCCGCGAATCTTCGTAGCCATGTGGAAATCACCTCCTCACTCGGTTTCGGGCTATTGTTTATACTGTGATTTTAGCTCTCTGCTCCTGAGCAGATTATTGTTTTTCATCTCGCGGGCTTTCCTCGCCAGATCATCGGATACTTCGGTGTCGGTCGTTGTCCTTGCTTTTAGCATGATTTTGTTGTACTCAACGATGGCATCCCGCAGGACGCTGTCCGTTATACTCACGAGGTATTCCTGCTTGCAATGCGGGCACTGCAAGTATACGATATCAAGATCACCCTCGGTACGCTGGTGCGGAGCTACATTGAACTCCGCACCGCACTGATCACAGATGCATTTATTTGTCATATTATCAACCTCACCCACGTCAGAAGGCATCGAAGTCAGCCTGTGTCGCGGTGTAGTCGTAATCTTCGCTGTCATTGCCTTTTTCAGTCCATATATCGAGTATCATTCCAATCGTCAGATTGTCTAAATCTGCGATGGAGATTCCCACTTCGATACATCGGAGCAGAAAAAGAGCCGTTGTCATTTCTCGCTCGGTTGCTCGGTGTTTTTTTTAGGCTCTTCCGAGGTAAACACGTTCTGGCCCCACAGCTTGAGAATCTCAGGGAGAATCGAATAGATGTCGAAAATCTCATACTGCTCCAGCCATTCATCGATATTATCGGGAATGCCAGGATTGGCATGGTAGGCCATAGTATAGGCGATGTTTTCAAACACCGTCAGATCCTCGATCTCGAGAAGAGACACAGGTTTACCTGCATTCGCGGCATAAGCCTGTTCGAGTTTAGCCATGTCCTTGATGATGTCCCGACCGAATTTGACACGATAAATTCGCGGGATGGCTGCAGAACTCTTGAGCGTCAGCTCTTGCTCGCCCAATTGGATAGTCTTCATCAACATGATAATTCGCTCCTTTCAAAGTAGCAGGGCGGGAGAGTGTTCCCACCCTGCTATGCAGCGCTTACTCCTCTTCCTTCGTCACGGTGATGACATATGCGGTCGGAGTGCAGCCGGACTTGGTCGCAGTGACCACGACGGTGTTGGAACCCGTCTGCCAGGTAGCGGCGTTACCGCTGGTATGAGAGCTGCCATTGACCGTGATGCTCGCGGTCGCGCTGTCGGCACCGGCGGCGGTGATGGTGTTGGAGTTGTTCGTGGTGGTAGCGGCGTAGGACGTGATGTCCGGGTCAAACGCCGGGCTCAGGGACAGACTGCCCAAGGTCAGAGAAGACAGCTTCGCGTAGGCCACATCGGTGACATCGCCGTCAAGCTGCTCCTGCGTGACCTGCGGCAGATACACGCTCTGGAACCAGTTGGTATAGGTCGCGCTGGTCGTGTCGGCGGTAGTCTTGGTCTTGACAATGCCATCCTCGAGCGGGTCGCAGGTGATGTTCAGGGTCTCGGTGACAGGCGTGGTGCTGGCCTCCTTCGTCTGAGAAGCGACGGAGGGACGGCTAACAGAGCACTTGTACATGCAGTGGCGGATCTTGTGCGCATCGCCGGCGAATTCAAAGAGCAAGGCGAAATACACCTTGTCGGTGATGTTGGCGCTTTCCACCAGGACACCACGGCCATCCAGAATTTCACGCAGGAAGGTCTGCCGGAACCAATCAGGAACCAGCGCCAGTTCCAGGGTGCCGGAATAGCCGTTGTTGCTGTCAGAACGGAAATACACGATGTCATCGGCGTAGAACGGATTGGACTCGCCCTCCGCGTCCAGGCTGAGATTCACGGCACCGGGCAGGGCCTTGGGCGTAGCGAAGCTGTACTGGCCGTCGCTCTCGGTCAGCTTCGCAACATGAACATTCTTCAGGTTAAACTTAACCTTATTGGGCTTCGCAGAAATGCTCATTATCAGTTACCTCCTGTATCAGAATTAGGGTTTTCGCTATCATCGGTAGCCTTCTCGTTATCCTCGGATTCCTCTTCGGGTTCGTCTTCCGGCTCAAACAGCACGCTGAATTCATAGAGGACTTCGTACAGCTTTTCTTCCCCGATCCAAGTCTCTGACTTGTCCCAAGGCTGATCGTGAGCCGCAAACACATCCTCCAGACATTTCTCCAGAGGTGGATATTTTTCGTCCGTGTAGAGTTCGACAGATACCTCTGTGATTTGGGCGTATGTAATCCCATCTGCTATGAAATTGTTCGTGCCGGGAAAGAGAAAGAGAAGGAAAGGTGGTTCCGGACTTTCACCTTCAGCAAAATGGTCGTAGGCGAACGGAAGCCCGGTTTCCGTCAGCATCGCCATGATTTCAGAGTATGTCATGCGGTACCTCCGTCAATGGCTCTGCAATGCCTTGATAATGTCCTGCTCAAGCTTCACCTGCCCGAGTTCTTCGGCGGGAGCAATATGCGGGAGCGCCCTGGTCCTGCCGCCGCCGCGCTTTGCATGACCTTTTTCGAGCAGATGGGTGAGCATCCATCTTTTGGAAGAGTGGACGGTCTGCTGTATAGAAGCAGCAGATTCAGCAGTGGTTTTCACAGTGAAGCTTTTCTTGTATTTGCCGCTTTTGGCTGGCGCGTTTCTCTGGATTTCCTTTTTGACAAACTTGCCAGTCTCCTTGACGCACCGTTTCATGTCATCCGTGGCAAGCTGGCCGTATTCCTGGAGCTGTTCTATGACAGCCTTAGAGAGATCACCAACATTGACATTATTCTGGCTGCTCATGCTGTATCACCTCTCCTGCATAACACAAACCAGCTTCCGGCTGTTGTGCTTATAGTTCATCTCGTCGATATCGACGATGTTGTACGTGTTCCCAGCCATGATGACACGGTATTCCTTCGCATTGACAGCAGCGGTCTCACTGCACCAGCGCACAGTGATATTCAGTCTGTCATGCTCCTGGGTATATCCGGCATCATGCGTTTCATCAGTTGCGCGGTTCTGACTAACGGTGGCCCAACAAGAGAAATAGTCGACCCATGCGGATTTGTGGTTGCCGTACTTGTCATTTACTGTACTGTTTTTCTGAATACTGATACGTGTTCGCATTGCTCCAATGTTCATCAGTATTTGCCCTCCCTAATAGCAAAGAACAGATTGCGCAAAGTATCGACAAGCCCGCCATAATCGGCATCTTCCCTGTGCTCAAACATGTACCCAAGGGCCAGGAGCACACCCCTTCGGAAAGTATCACGATTTGCGGTCAATTCCCACGAATCATTCTCGGTAGGGTCAGCATCAATCAAAGCCACAGACTCACTATTCAGCCTTGCTACATTTGCGCAAAGACTGTACGCAGAAGCGAGGAAGCCATTGATAAGCTCATCCTCGTCATGCGTATCTACCCGAAGATACGCTTTTGCACTTTCAAAAGAAACAAGCATACCAACAGCCTCCCTTCAATCAGTCATCAGCGGCCATGACGCCCGCAGTCTTGAGCGCCTCCAGCAAAGTATTGAGGTCATCCTTCAGCGCGGCCACCGTGGACGCGGTGCTGGCCTCCTGGTTGGCTACCAGCTTCACGCCACCGATGGCTTCAGCGGACGCTTCTGCCACGGACAGAACACCATCCTCAGCTTCCAGACCAGCGCCAACCTTGATGCCGCCGAGCGTATTTGCAGACGCTTCAGGCAGGACGTAACTGGAAGGAATCTCGGTGCCCTCAACAGTAGCACCCTCGTCAAAGACCAGCTTGCCGCCGATGTGGGTGACATCGCCGCCCTGTTCGGTATAGTTTTTCGCGTTGTAGTTCATGTTTTCACCGCCTTTCCAAAGCACGACCGCCCACGGCCACAGTAGGCCATGAGCGGTCGTATCAAATTACGCGCCAGCGGGCGCGACGCCGGAGGCCATCAGGCCAGCGTTCTTCAGCTTGGAGACAAGGCTGTTAAAAGCCCGCACCAGCACAGAGAGATCAGTAGTGTTGATCTCGTCCTGGCTCTCGGCAGACCGCACAGCGCCGCGAGATTCAACAGTCGCTTCCGGCAGGGTGTACGGGTCGGCAGACAGCACGCCATTGTTGATAGACAAGCCGTTACCGACCTTCACACCGCCCAGCTTCTCGGCGGTAGCCTCCGGCAGATTGTAGGATTCGGCGGACAGTACGCCGTTACTGATGTTCAGGCCGTTGCCGACCTTGACACCGCCGAGCGTATTCTCGGAGGCCACGGGCAGCACATAGCTGCTTCCACCGCCACCGCCGCCGCCAGGGAACCCCTCAACGGTGGCACCTTCATCGAACACCAGCTTGCCACCGATATGGGTGACTTCACCGCCCTGTTCGGTGTAGTTCTTCGTGTTATACCCCATTTTTAACCCTCCTTTGAGGTCAGGTCAGTAGACCGCATTAGGCGGTCTTCATCTTCAGGAGCTGAATGCCGTCGGGCATGATGACCTTGGCGTCGCAGCGCTCATAAGCGCGGAAGCCAACGAGGCCCAGATCGGCATAGCGCTCGTTCAGACGCTGAATGGACAGGCCAGCACGGTCGGCGATCCAGTAGTTCTTGAAATCGCCAAAGGCTGCGACCAGCGCACCCGCTTCGATGGCAGGAGCATACGCAGACGTCAGCAGGTCATAGCCCAGGAGCTTGTCGGGCTGGCCGTTGGTCAGGGCGGGCTGCCACATGTACACGCCATTGCCATCCTTCAGCTTGCGGATAGCGCCAACAGTGGAATCCTTCATGATGAACCGGGCGTTGCGGCGGTACGGGGCCTTCAGCGCATACACCAGGGAGATCAGTTCATCAGCGGCGATCTCATTCACCTTGGCAGCGGTGACGCCCACATTGCCGCCCTTGGAAGTAAAGATGCCAGTCGGGCCAGTGGTGCCATCACCAATGCAGAACGCGGTTTCCTCGCCGATGGCGAACGCGCGGGCGATCTCATCGCCGATGTAGGACTCGACGTTGATCATGGAATCCTGGAGCAGTTCCTCCGAGGCGGTGATGATGACGCCCAGCTTGAAGGCGGACAGCGTCTCCTGGTCGAAGGTGGGATTGCTCTCGATGTAGGCGGCTCCTTCACCCATCCAGGACGCGACGCTGTGGGTCTTGGCCACGGGGATCTTGTGGTCACCGGCGGTGCGGATGACCTTGGACACGGGACGAATCACATTCATTTCGAGGATGTCAGAGACGACCTGACGCTCGAATTCCTCCGGAACGAGGTAGCCGCCGCGGGCAGGGGTGCCCTCGATCATGGGGGTCAGGTCATTGCTGAAAACCCTGCCACGCATGTAGGAGTCAAACGCCTTTCGGTAGGCGTCAGACGCACGGCCAGTCTTGCTCTCGTCGCCGCTCATGGGCTTATTGGTGATGGGCGCAGACGTAGGTTGCTTCATGGCATTCTCCATGTCATCCAGCCGCTGCTGGCGTTCGATCTGCTTGGTCAGGTTGGTGATGTCGGCCTCCATCCGCTCATAGGTGGCGGCGTCCTCGGCAGTCATGGTACCGTTGTCCTGGGTGTGGGTGTCCAAAAATTTCTTTGCTTCCTCCCAAGCGTTAGCGCGCCTGGCAAACAGGTCAGTGATTTTCATTGTGTGGTACCTCCAGCTTTTTATTTTATGATTTTTAGGGCTTCCAGTCGGTCGTAATACTGCTTTGCATCAACAGTGGCGATGGGGGCGGGCTCGGGAACAGGCTCCATAACTGCTACGGGAGCAGGAGTTGTTTTGATATCCTGCTCTCTGGTGCGGCGAATCAGCTCAGCCGGATTAGCAATACCAGCCGCCTTCAAAAGAGCCGCAAACTGCTGGCGTCCGCTCCATGCTCCCTCGGGCATGGGAAGACGTTCCTCAACGGCATTGGCCTTCGCCTGCTCTTCTTCAGGCTCTTCGACGGGTTCCTCGACGGGTTCCTCGACGGGTTCTTCGACGGGTTCCTCTTCCGACGTTTCCTTGCCAATGTAGCCATCAGCAAAGCCCAGGCTGATGCAGGTTTTCGCGGACATCCACGTTTCATCTTCCATCAGCTGTGCGATCTTGCTTTCGCGCAGTCCAGTTTTCAGACAGTAGGCATCCCGGATGCCCTTATCGATTTCGTCCAGAACATCAGCTTCATGGCGCAGATCGTCCTTGTTGCCCCAGGCCCAAGTGGATGCACCATGGATCATCATGTAGGCCACAGGAGCCATGAGAACCGTGGTTCCGGCCATGGCGATGATGCTCGCGGCGCTGGCTGCCAGACCCTCGATCTTCACGGTCACGTTGCCCTTGTGCTCAACGAGCATCGTATAGATCTGCGAAGCAGCAATGACACTACCGCCGGGGGAGTTGATGTACACCTCGATATCGCCGGGATAGGTCTCCAACTCAGCCCTGAAGCTGTCAGGTGTGATCTCATTGCCCCACCACAATTCAGTATCGATAGGGCCATCAATGCGAAGCACACCTACTTGCTGAGGCTCTCCGGCATCGTTGACGATGGTCTTGTTCATGAATTTCCAGAATTTACTCATCTGGCATTCGTTCTCCTTTCCTGCGGGTTCGCCATGTTCTTCAAACCACGCATCAATAATTGCTTTCCACTCGTCTTTATCAGGACGGCTGTCATCGGCATCAAGCCGTTCATAGCACTCATCCTTGGTTGCCCGGATGAAAATTTCCTCGACATCGAACCCTTCGAGAATCTCTTTCAGCTTCTCTGTAGGCCAACGGCACTGCATCCAGAGCGTTTCGATGGAGCTTTCCTGAGAGGCGAGATCGACGAGCGACTGACGCAGCTCAAGGAGGATGAAATGCGCCTTGTGTCTTGCCGCCAAATGCTCTTTTTGAGTGGTAACGGCTGACAGCAGGGCGTCATAGTCATATATCACATCGTCTTCAGTCGCATGTTCGCTCACATAGGTGCTTTTCCCGGAACATGGGCACCCATAGACCAGTTTCACGTTCACATCACTCTTCGCCTCCTTTCATCGCACGGGTAACGGGAATCATGTTTCCATTGACCAGGAAAGCATCGCCGCCCTGTTCCGCAGGAACGCGGTCTTGATTCTCGAGCTCACGAATTTCATTCATGGTCATCCACCCATTTTGCCGTGCAATCGCATAGCCCTCCATGCGAGTTTTGTAGTCACCACGCAACAGGCCGTCCACATTGAATTTGATGAACATCTGCGATTTTTCATTTTCAGACAGCAATGCCCGGAACATCGCCTGTTCCCATCTTGCCACCCATGGGTCAATGGTGTACTTGACAAACTCCAGACTCTGCTGCTCAATATTCGAGAAGCTCGATTTATCCAAATCGCCGATCATGTGCGGCGGGATCCGGAATATTCGTGCAATCTCATCGATTTGAAATTTCCGGGTTTCAAGGAACTGTGCATCATGGGGGTTGATGGAAACGGGTTGATATTCAGTGCCCTTTTCCAATATGGCGACATTGCTGTTCCGAGAAGTCATGCCGTTTCGCCACGATTCCCGGATTTTATCATAGTCTTTTACCGCGGTTGGTATTTTAAGAGCACCCTTTGGGGTTCCTCCATCTGCAAAGAACTTTGCGCCATATTTTTCCGCTGCCATGGACAGGCCTATGGCGTTTTTCGCCATGGCAATGGGGGAATATCCTACCAGACCATCAAAGCCCAGAGCTGGCACATGCAAAACATCGCTCGGCTGCAATCGCACGGAACCGCGCTTACCCTCTGCGCCATCATCTGACTGCAGTGAGTACTCGTAATACAGATGCCCATTTTGATCTCTGTCGACTTTCATTCGGTTCGGCATCAGGGGATACAGACTTATAACGCGCCCGGCTCTGTCACGAATAATCTGACTGTATGAGTTGCCCCACAAGAGAATATGTGTCATGGTGGTTTCCCGCCAAACAAAGGACGTCATCTCAGGATTCGGCTCATCATGCAGTAAGCGATAGAGCGGATGATCGTATGCCTTTTCCTTGCTCCCGTTTGGCCCATACTTGTACACATGCAACGGCAGCCCGGCCATTGCCTCGGCGATAATTCGGACGCAAGCGTAAACCGCAGTCATCTGCATTGCAGACCGTTCCGTTACTATTTCACCCGCATCACTTCCGCCGAGCCAGGGTATAAATGACAAGCCCGGCAAAGAGTTTTGAATGGGCTTGTCACGAGCCCTGAATATCTTGGAAAAAATGCTCATTCAGCATCACTCCCTGATTTTAGTCATATGAACATGATCCCGTTGTCATAAAAACTTGATGTTTCGTTGTCATACAAAATAGCTCGTGAGAGCGCCATGACCGTTGCAACGACGCCATCGATTTTCTCTGTGGATTTCTGCTTGTTGGGTTTGATGTTTCCAGCAGCGTCCACATCCATGACAACATTGTCCATCATCCAGTAAAGCACTGGATGGCCGTTGTGAACAATACCTTTGCCAAGCACCAAACGCTCAAGCTCCTTTGACGGCTGGCTCATGCTTTTGAAGCCCTGGCCAAAGGTCACAACAGTAAGGCCCTCACCTTCCAATGTTTGAACCATTTGTGGTGCGCCCCAGCGGTCATATGCGATTTCTCGAATATCAAACTTTTCACTTAGTTCGATGATGAAATGCTCTATGAATGTGTAATCGAGGACGTTGCCTTCCGTGGTATTCAGATAGCCTTGTTTCTTCCACAGGTCGTAGGGTACTCGATCACGCCGGACTCTGGCCTCCATGTTTTCTTCCGGGATCCAGAAGTAGGGGAGAATGTAATACTTATCCTCCTCGTCCTCCGGCGGGAATACCAGCACGAAGGCCGTGATGTCGGTGGTGGTGGACAAGTCCAAACCGCCATAACAGACACGTCCTTCCAGTTGGCTTTCATCAAAGTCAAACTCGCAAGCTTCCCACTTCGCCATTTGCATCCAGCGGACAGACTGTTTGACCCATTGATTCAGCCGCAATTGCCTGAATACATTCTCCTCGCTTGGCGTTTCCTGGGCGCTGTCACAAGCCATTCTGACCTTCTCGATATCAATGGTGTACCCAAGTGACGGATTGGCTTTCTTCCAGACCTTTGGGTCTGTCCAATCGTCACCGTCGGCGGCACCATAGATACACGGGTAGAACGTTGGGTCGTGTTTCGCACCTTTCATGATGTCCAGCGCTTTCTGGTGCTGCTCATAGCAAATGGAGTGTATATCGTTTCCCGCCGTGGTGATCAGGAAATACAGTGGCTGCATTCTGGCATCACCGGAGCCCTTTGTCATGACATCGAACAGATTCCTGTTCGGCTGAGCGTGAAGCTCGTCGAATATGACGCCATGGACATTCAGGCCATGCTTGGTGAATGCCTCGGCTGACAGCACCTGATAATAGCTGTTCTTTGCCGGGAAGGTAATGCGCTTCTGGCTCTTGTTGACTTTGAGCCATTTTGAGAGTGTAGGCGAATTGCCGACCATTGCCGCCGCTACATCAAAGACAATGGATGCCTGTTGGCGGTCAGCGGCGCAGCCGTAAACCTCCGCGCCATCCTCATAATCGGCCACAAGCAAGTAAAGCGCGACAGCAGCGGCCAGCTCGCTTTTTCCGTTCTTCTTCGGTATTTCCACATAGGCCGTGTTGAATTGTCGGCATCCGTTCTTTTTCAGCGTGCCAAAGATATCACGGATGATTTGCTCCTGCCACTCCAACAACTCAAATGGCTTTCCCGCCCATTTACCCTTTGTATGGGTAAGTGAAGTGATAAACCTCACGGCATGGTCAGCGGCGTCCTTGCTATAGTGACTGGACTTTGCCATGAAGCGCGAGGGCTTATACTTCTTCACCATGTGGGCTTCCTCCCGAAAATCAGGGACTCCATGCCATCGCCAGTCGGCGCTCCCTCATACGGCGTTAAACAGTTTTCTTTTACGACCTGGAAGATATCGACCCAGATGATATGCGCTTGCTTGAGGTATTTAAGCTGGGCATCAACATAAGGGCTTTGAATCGGTGCCTTCGTTGTAGGGTGCTTACCGATCAGCCCGTATTTGCTCAATGCCTCTGAGCATTGGATAGCTCGCGCCATCAATTCAGAGTATTGTTCGACTTGGCGCGGATTGATGAGCTTATCACATTTCCGCGCCCGTAGCCAGGCATAGATTTCATTGAAAATCAGGTCAGCGCCAAGCGGCCTGCCCGGTGAAATTACATTGCCGTCGCTATCCTTGATACTTCTTTGCATCGCGGACAGGTACTCGCTGGGCTTTGGCATTTCCTCGCCCTCGAGGTCTGCACCATCAGGCAGGTTCTCACCGCTCAAATCTTCTATTGGGAATTTCATCACATTGGCGGTGCGGCCTTTCACCACTTTATCGGCCAGTGCTTCCTTATTCGGCCCCGACCGAGGGCGTCTGCCACCCCGATTTGTGCCATCCTTTGCCATCTTCATCGCTCCTTTTGTGCCCGTCAGGGCTTCTTGATAGTCAGGGAAGGTCAATCCGGCGTTTGAACCTCAAAAAATTTTTTCGAGAG